AAAGCCAATACTTACTGGCAAATCAGCATTACTACCCATAACTGGTCTTATTGCTGTAAATCTCTTTGGTGAACCTCTACCACCATAATAGATAAATGCTGTTTTAGCATCTCCTTGTATTGCTGTTGTGTTATCACTATCACCATTATCTGCTTTAAATACTTTAGTATCTGCACCAAAATATAGTGCACCATTTAATAATTCCCAACAAAATGAATTTTGTCCAGTAAATCTCCCCCATGATCCTGTACTTACATTTACTACATATTGGTTAAAATCCCCTACTGTTGATGTAGGCACATTAAATAAACCATATTGTCCTTTGGGGTATATAATCCCTTGCCAACCAAATGTAGTGGCAAAATTATTAACAGAATCTAATATACTACCACTTATTTTATCTGATATTGCTTTGGCAGGAGCATTTTCTCCAGTAACTAATGTTTGTGATAAAGGCATAAATCCTTGTTCGCATATTAAAACTAAATCAGAATTAACATTAATTAAACATCTTTTTCCTATTGGTCTTGGTAATTTAAAAGTACCAACAAGACTCCATTTAGTCGCATCTGATGGATCAGAACCAGTATAAATTGATGCTTCACCATGATTAGTTACAAATACAATATAATCATCTGGACCACTACCGCCATCTCTGGTCCATGTTCCTATAGCTTGAATATATCCACCCATATTAAATGTACTGCCTAAATTAAAGGTAGAAATAGCACCTGCTACATTATTAATAGGTAAATAACCAAAACTTAATGAATTATTTATACAGAAAAATAATCTTTCTTTAAATACTGTAACATTATTAAGTGTAGAACCTGTTACTCCACTAAATGTAGGTGTAGCCCATGTACTACCATTGTAATGTCTTGGTGCATCTGCTCCATTCACTATAAATAAATATCCACCACCAGAAATAGTGAAATTAACGTGCTGCCATTGTGCATTACTCAATGATGTAACTACAGCACTTCCTATAGCTCCTGCACTTGTAGCATCATAAATATTAGCTCCACTTGCTGCAAATAATTCATTTGTCGCACCAGAAGAATACGCCATTAATGATTGTACGGAACTTGGTAATCCTGTTGCATGGCTAGTATAACCATTTCTTAAAGAAACATCTGTACTGCCAGGAAAGAAGTTATCTAAACGTATTGCGTCAGATTGTTCCATCATATCAGGTGCATCTCTAGTATTTAACCCACCGATAGGTGCTGGAACTGTTGTACTTTCGCCTGTTGGTTGAAATGCCATTTATCCTATATTCCTTAAATATTGTGCTAATCTTGCCATTTCTTCTTCTTCTTCTTCTGTATTAGCATTTAATTGCATTCTTTGTCTGCCATACACATTTGCTTTGCCACCAACCATACCTACTTCTCTTGTGGGAACATTATATGTATTTGTTCCTGACATTCTGGCTGGCATATTCATAGTATATTCAGAAGGAACAAAAGGTGTTGGCTCTGGTTCATTTGATCTGTCTACAGGATTAGGAACAGTTGAAGGTATAGTATTATAATCTACATTAGGGTCTTTTTCTAAAGCTGCACTAATATCTCCCACACTAGGAAGAGGATCATCTTTTAAAACCCTCCCTAATAATCTTCCTTCAGGATCATAGTTTGGATTTAATAAACTTTGTCCTATATCCTCCCAACTTCCAGATTCAGGTGTTTCTCCAAATACATTATCAAAACTAGCTTGTTTTATAAGGTTTCCTGCTTCATCATATAAATCATCTAACCAATCCATTATTTACTTTTCCTTTTCTTTCCATAACCAGAAGCATAAATCGCTTTTGCTTGTTTAACCGCTTTTGTGCGACTCCCATAAGTTTTCCCTGAATTACCAAATTTATACCCACCTGTTGTTTTTTTAACTGGCATTATAATGTGTAATTCCCTTCTGGTTCATTAACTGGTAAGAATAATCTTGGGCTACCAGACATTCTAAGTATAGGTTTTGCACCATCTTTAGCTTGTTTTTCAAATATTTTTAATTGATATTCTTGTAATTGGTTATCATAAGGCAAACCTTTTTGTTTTAAAAATCTCCATATAACGCCCATAGTTATTATATCTTCATCTAATGTAGTTGTATTGGCATCTGCTGCAAATTTTTCTGCATTAGCATCGCCATCACCTGTAGTATCAACCCACCATTTAGAAACATACTCAAAATATATTGCATCACTTACTGTTGGAACTGGGTTCATTAATAATAACCCACCTCTAATTCTAAAGTAATTCGTTATACCACTTTGTACTGAGCCTTTTAATCTTTGCCATTCTGAATTATTTAATGGTCCATAAAACTTTCTATCTGTTGTTCTATTCCACATAGTATTATTAGAAAATCGTTCAAAATCTGTAGCTATCGCTGTCATTTTGCCTTGACTTTCGGCTGCGATAGCTGCATGGTTTTCTTCTTTTATTAATACTTCCCAATCATAACCAGATACTAAATTCTTTCCTTCTCGATTGGCTGCTGCCAATAATTGAATAACTGTTGTGTCTGTTGAGTTAATAACAGAACTAGGAGAGGGAACTCCTATTTCATTTGCGGCATCTTGGCATATTGTTAATAATGTCATGAGCCAACTACCTGTAATGGTTTAATATCATGTTTTTCCATAAGAAATTCTTTAGCATCTTTTCTATAATCTAATGTGCCTTTGCCTAAACCATGACAAGCACCATCAGATAATTCTGCTAATTGTTCTACAGATTCTACCCCTTCTAACTTTAATGCGTCTATTTTTCTTGGGCTCATAGTTTGTAATACATCTAAATTTGTTGTTTTTATTGTTTTAACTGGGCTTTTATCTTTATAGAAAGATGCCCATTCTTTAGGAAAATCTTTTTTAAATTGTTCTGATTTTTCGGATACTTTATAAATTACGGAATTAGGATCGCCTATTAATTTCAATTCTACTAAATCAATGCCTTCTTCTGATTTATAAAAAGTTGCTCTTAAATTAGACATTTTATCCTCCTAGTTTATAGAGGGCAGTCTAAACCACCCTCTATATTGATAGTATTATCCTGCAAATGCACAAGCTATAATTTTAGCTGATGCATCTATTGCAAATGCACATACAGCCGAAGTGGCTGCTGCTGTTACATCTAAAGTTCCATCACCAGTACCTGTTGGAGTTAATGGGTCTCCATCAGCACCTGCTGTTAAAGCGATAGATAAAGTTGCTGTTCCACCTATCTGAATCCAACAATATTGTTCGTCTGTTGGAGCAGATTGCAAAACACCAGCACCTAACTCTGCTGAGTCTGATAAATCGCTAGTGCATACATTTACAGCACCTGCTGAAGCACCAGATGGTGCGTAGTAATAAGCAACTTGTCCACTTACTGCTGCAACAGTTCCTGCACCAGTATCGTATTGGACATACTTAAAGGTATTTCCTGATACATCAACACCTTTTTGACCAAGTGCAAATGTAGCAGTATCACTAACTTCAGTTTTGTCCATTCCTGTAATATAAGACATAATATTTTACTCCTTTACTATGCTTGTATGATGCCTTGTCTTGCACGATTTGAAACAGTCATGTTACCTGCCCAAACTACTGGCAATACCATTGCATCTTGGTTAACGGAAGCCTTTTCCCCTAAAGGAGTAAATTCTCTACCTTTAGCTGGACGAAGGAATAAATAGTCTGTATTCAGCATGTACATAGCTGTTGCGGTACATTGATCATCATAAAATACAGGTGCGTTCATAAACATTAAGTTCATAAACCCAGCACTTGCTTTATCATCACTTGTAAACCTTTGATTGGTTTGTAGTGAAGCCCAATAAAATTGGAAATAAGTAGTGCCAGCGACTATGCAATCAGGTTTATCTGCACCTCTAATACAACTCAACCATAAAGTATTCATAGCTGTTTGTATTGTAGTTGCACTAGCTGTAACAGTTTCTGTTGAGAAATCATAAACTTGATTTTTCCAGAAAGTATAAGTTCCTGAGTTAATTCCACCAACAGTATTTCCAACTGTTCCTGGAACTATTAAAGCTAGTCCACCTAAATCTTTACCATCAGTTCCTGTTCCGTCTGCGTATAAAGAAGTCGCCATTGTATTTTTTAATGACTTTTCAAGGTTTTTAACCCTTGATTTTAATAAGTTAAATACTTGCTCTTTTCCAGAGTTTTCTACTTGCTCTAGTCCAGAAATCACAACATTACCTGCTAATTGCTTATAATTAAACTCGGCTGCTGTGAATACATTACTTGTTGAAGTATCTAACACTTCGTAGCCACTATACCATTTTGTAGTGCTATTTGCTGCATATTCTAATTCTTGCACAATAGTTCTACCACCAGCTACGATCTTATTGCCTTTTTCGTTAATTGCACGAAGTAAAGCATTGTTGTTTGTTATGTTATCTGCCATTGTCCTGCTGTAATTAGCAAGAGTGGTAGTAACAATCTCTGTAAACGTACTATTTGGAGATGCCATTATCTGCTCCCTAATTAATTATTATACCCTGCACATTACCTTCCAAATCCTGCTCCCTCAATACTTGTCATTAACAAGCTATCCAAATCAGTTGCTTTTACAGAACCTTTTGGCGGATTAGCTGAACTAGAAGGTTTTACTTTTCTAGCTTTATCTACTGCCGCTTTTCGTTTGTTATCTTCTTGTTTTTTAACTGATAAACGAGATGCTTTTATCGCTTCTTCATATAGATCATCATCTAATCTAATGGCTTTCGTATAAGCGTCATCAAGTCCTTTTGCTTCTCCAGCGTCTATTAAATTCCCCATTTTAACTCTTACTTTATCAAAATGTGGGTGCGTTAATTTGCCTTCAGCATCAGTTTTTGCAGAAAATTGCTCTACTGTTTGTTCTGTTTGGGCTACTGTTGATTGCATATTTTGTTGTTTAAATTGATTGAGTTCCGACATAATATGTTGGTTTTGTTGCAATAATTGGGCGTATTGTGGGTCTGGATCATTCCAAGACTCACTCTCATTTTCTAAGGACGATAGATCTATTC